CGGACGCTGCCGAGGTGACGTTGGCGTTGACCTTGTCGTAGGTGAACGTCGTGCCCGAGGGCGTGGCGGTGATCGTGTAGTTGCCGTTGAAGACAGCATCGACGCCGCTCACGACGATCAACTGGCCGACCTTGAAGCCGTGGGCAGCGGAGGTGGTCAGCGTGGCGACGTTGCTCGTCAGGGCCTTGTTGCTGACCGTGCGAGAGACGTTGGTGACAGTCATGGTGGCCGTCTTGGAGCCCGGCGTGGCGTAGGTGACGACGGCCGGGTTCTGCACGGTCTGGGGCGTCGGTGTGCCGTCAGTGGGGAAGGCCCAGGAGAAGTCCTGGTCCGGCCGGGGCGAGGGGGTATCGAGGTTGAAGTCCCACTTGAGGCCGTTGGTGGGATCGACGGTGACCAGGACTGGTCCCGTCTCCTGGACGGCCCTGGAGCCCCAGGTGTTGGGACCGTGAACGGAGACGATGCTCATGTGCGTTCCTTCGGCGTGTGATACACGGGTATGACCGAGCGGGGCAGGCGGGCAACGGGCGAGTAACCCGCCTGCCCCTCGGGCTCAGTTGGTGACGATCTTCACGACCGAGGAGTCGGTCACGACGCCCCAGCCCCAGATGGCGTACCAAGCAAGAGCGTGCTCACGACCGAAGTCCAAGACGCCGCCGTCACGGAGTTCGACGGGCAGGGAGATGGCGTGCCCGAAGGCGTTGTCTCCGAGCATCATCGCCTCGTAGATGCCACCCGTGGGACCCCACGGCTCGCCCCAGCCCGGCAGGCCGGTGTCGCCGGTCGGCAGGTCATCGAGCGTGCCGGGATCAGCGATGTCGGTGAAGGGGTCGGTCGCCACGTTGTAGCCCGCCGGTGCACCGGTGCCGCCGGCGGCAAGCTGCGCCGCCGTCATGCCGAGCGTGGTGCCACCACGGAAGTCGGGGTTGAACGGGTTGGGCGTGGTGACCTGCGTGCCCGGCAGACCGGGGTACAACTGGGCGTAGTTGCCCGCCGTGGTCGTCAGCGGGGCACCGACCTGCGTCGTCTCGATGAACACGACGTCATCGAGCCGGCCGATCTCACCGAGCATGAAGTTGCCGGGGGCGGCGTACTTCGTGATCTCGATCCACTCCGGGGTGTCCCGGAGGCGACGGCTCTGGTGCGGGTGCACGAAGCACACGTACGTCTCACCGAGGCGAGGCACGTTCTTCGATGCCAGCACCTCGACGGCGTCCTTGATCGAGTACGGCGTCAGCCAGAAGTTGTCGGCCAGCGTGCCGGTGCCGGCGGCGGTGACGATGTCGCCCACGACCGAAGCCGGGGTTCCACCCTCGTACACGCCGTAGCCGGTGTTGATGGCGCCGGGCTTCTGGTAGCCGAACACGACCGACGAGGCACGAGCCAGCGTCTGACGGGCCTGGCTGTCCATGTACAGGGCCATGTTGCGGCCGAGCAGACGGGAAGCGCTCGCCATGATGTCATCGAAGCTGGCGTTGAGCAGCAACTCCGAAACAGCGACGGCGAAGCCCTGCTCCTGGACGGTGATGGCGTACTGGTTGGCCGTGATCGCATGCGTCTTCATGCGGACGCCTTCGATCAGTGGACCCGACGGCATCGGCAGGTTGTTGTAGCGCATGAAGTTGACGGTGAGGCCCGGCATGGTGCCGAGTTCCGTCTTCTTCACGGCGAACTGCTCGAACCGGAGCACCGGCATCGACTGGAACAGGATCTCCTTCGACCAGATGGTCTGGATCGCCGGACCCATCATGGTCGAGCCGGTGGCGACGGATCCGCCGTAACCGACTCCTGTGTTGTCCATCACGGCCTGGCCGTAGTAGCCGACCGGCGGTTCGTACTGCGAGTAGGGGCCACCGGAAGCGAGTCGAGTCGTGCCGGTCACGCCGGAGACAACAGGAAGCTCGCCGCCAAGGTACTGCCCCGTCGTGCCTGCAGGCATGGGCGGTTCTCCTTCAGGAGCGTGGGCCGTGTGTTACGGCCCTATGGGTTGTGAGTTACCCAGTCAGCCTCGACGGTTGTTGGGGCTGGTCGCTTGCAGGAGTTGTGTCCGATAACGCTTGTACGTTTCCATGTCCATGCCCTTGATGTCCTCGGGCGTCAACGATTCATACGACGGTAGTTGCTCCATTGGTCCTACAGGTGGGGCCGTGGGTGCGGCCCCTCTCGGCTGGTACGGAACCTGGGCGGGCTCCTGGGCCAAGATGTTCATGAGAATCTGCTGCGAGCGCAGCTTCAACCCTTCGATGGACGCATCGATCGCCTCGGGCGTGTCACCAGCGACGAAGTCCCGGAGTTCCGGGAGGAGGTCGTTGCCTTCCTGCTCGATGCGATCACGACGGTAGATCGCTACCTCCTGGAGCGCTCGCTCCTTGGAGAAGATCTCTCGCTCCGTCTCTTGCGTGCGGCGGATCTCCTCCACCTGTGCACGCATCTCGGCCTCACGCTTGTCCATCAGCGCACGGAGGTCGAGTTCGCTCTCTTCCTTGGCCTTGCGAGCTTGGTCGGCCTCATCGGCCAACCGCTGCTTCTCGGCCTGCTCGGCCTCACGTTGGGCCTGGATCTCCTTCATCTGGGTACCCAGGTCCTCGATGCGACCGTACAGCTTGTCCTTCTCCTGCTGCCGAGCCTTCTCGATGTCCTCGTCCGTCCAGCGGTAGGCCGGACGCTGCTCGGTAGCTGGCTGTTCTTGCACTCGCACGGGTTGGCTGACGGCCTGGTCGGGCCGCTGCTGTTGCCAGTCAGCAGCCTGTCGAGGCTGCGCCGGCTGCACGCCGGTGATGAAACCGTTGCCGGTGTCACCAACGGTGTAGCTCCCCGTGTTCTGATTCTCCGTCGTTGACATTCAGTTGATCCCTCGGGTTCCCCAAGCTGTGGGTGTCATCTATAGCACGAACGCAGGTGATACGGGGGTATGAGCCCCCGTACCGGCGTTAGGTCCGGTCATCCGACTCGAAGTCCATGATCTGCGGAGGCATGCCGCCGTAGGCCAGGAACTGGACCTCCTGGGCGATCTCCGGGTTGACCGGAGGCGTCGCAGGTACTGGGTTGCCTTCTGCATCGGCGCCCATGAGCGGTTGCCCGTCCGGGGTCATGCCGGTCGCCATCATGTTGAAGGCAGCGATCTGGGACTGGATCAGGGCCAGGGCGCCCTGCTCCTTGGTGTCTTCCACCACCTCTTCGAAGATCTCTCTGATCTTCTGGTCGGGGAACTGGACGCCGAGATCCCGCAGCGCACCACGGCGGGACTCCAGGCTCATCGCCATCAACGCCTGGATCTCGTTGATCTTGAGCAGGCGGTCGATGGGCATCGGGCTGGGCCACTGCACGTACGTCCGGTACGACAGCGGCGCCACCGGATCAAGCTGTGGAACCTGGTCCGGCTTGAGGTACGTGGACGACAGGATCGGGTTGTACACCGTCAACTCGGGGGCGAAGACGAAGGCGTGGCGGATGATCAACTCGTTGACCCGCTCGTACAGCCGGGTGAAGTTGATCGTCTTGCGCTCGTGCTTGAGCATGAGCGGTTGGTACTGGATCGACAGCGCCACGCCCGAGGTGTTGCTGATCGGCTGCATCGTGCCCAAGGCGCTGGCCGGCACGCCGGTCAGTTCGTGCATCGCCTGCTTGAGCAGTTCCATGTACCCCAGCGGGCCGGTGAAGTTGGTCTGTAGCTCCAACTGCTGGATCTTGGCGTCCTTGTTGGTCACCGCCCACACCTTGCGGGGACCCTTCTCCAGGTTCGACGCCTTGGCGCCGGTGATCACCGTCACCGGGGAGGCGTGGTAGTTGATGATGTCGCTGATCTCCGTGGCCTTCTCGTTGTACTCACGGTTCAGCGACACGATGTCCGTGATGTCAGCGAGGCCCCAGGGTGACGAGGCCACCTCGATGTTGGGGCAGAAGGCGATCGGGATCTCACCGATCGGGTTGGGGCGGGAGTCAATCAACTCGTCATTGATGTACTCCTCGATCATGTCCTCGGTCATGAGTTCCACGTACGTCATGACCTGGCGGGTACCGTCGCTGGCCGACCCGAAGAACTTGTACTTGGTCTTGAAGCGGATCATCCGGCTGCGGTCGTGGGGGTGCCACTCCGGGAAGCAGAAGGCCGGGTTGAGCGGCAGGATCCGGATGCGGCCCTCGTGGGGGATGCCGGCCGGGTCCACGAAGGGCATCTCGTAGGCCACCTTGATGAACACGTCACCGGAGACGGACCCCAACTGAGCAGCCTCCATCAGGATCTGCTGCTTGTTGTTATGAACTTCCCAGACCTCCTTGAGCATGTACGGGGTGATCGCCGCCGTGGCCTCGGGGGAGTGGAAGTTCACCCCCTTGCCGAAGGTGAAGTTGGTCAGGTAGTCGCTGAACGCCTTGACCCAGTTGAAGACCAGTTGCGGCTCACCGATCTCCCGGCGGTAGGCCCAGTGATGGCCCAGGTACCAGGCCCAGTTGGAGGCGTACCGGTTCATCCGGGGGCCATGGACCTCGAACTCTTCGTCGGAGAGTTCGACCAGGCCCAACGGGCTGATGGCGATCGTGAGATCGCTGGCAGCAGCCCGATAGCTGCCTGGATAGAAGGTGACTGCCATGTGATACGGCCCTATGTGGCGTTGAAGTTGACGGTGTTGGAGATCTTCTCGCCCGGCTTGACGACGCCCACCGGGATGGTCCCGGCGCCGCCGCTGTCAGGCGAGGTGTTGAAGCTGGTGCAGCGCACCTGGGTGGCGCTGTCGTAGGTGGTGGACACCGGGCTGTAGCCGGCGTAGATCACGGTGGCCGGGGTGAAGCCGGTACCGGTGACGGTCAGCGTGATCGAGTTGCGACGGAGGAAGGTGGTCGGGGCGACGCCGCCCACGGTGGCCGTCGATGCGGCCCCCGTGTTGACAGCAGGGTCAGTGGCCGACCCTGAACGCCACCCTCCTCCGACGAAGCTCATCCGCCGAACCGCTCCCTACCGACCTGTCGGTTGGGGTGGTCCTCACGACGCTCATGCCGGCGTTCCACGGCGTCGTCCTTGGCAACGTCCCGTTTGTAATCGGCGTATGAGTCCCAGTCGGGCTCGCCGGTGTCGTCGTCCATGAAGGACCCTGGCCCACGGCCCATCAGTCACGACCTGCGAAACGAGGCCCACGACGGGTGATCCGCCCGGCCCGGCCCCCGGTGGCGAGGTTGGTGATGCCGCCGGTGCGGTCCACCGACATGGTGAAGGCCGAACGGGCCGGCCCGCCGGCCATCGAGTAGCTGTCGCCACCACGGCTGGCACGGGTCTGCTTGGGGGCGTAGCGCTCCCGACCGACACGACGGGTGGGGTCGGTCCCGGTATCAACTCCTCTTGGCACTGCGACTCTCCTTCTTGATCACGCCACTGGCCTTGGTGATCGCCTTGCCCGGCGAGTCGCCGCTCTTCTCGGCCGACTCACGGACGTGCTCCCACTGCCGCTTCTTCTTGGGCGTGTCGGCCTTCTTCGTGTGCTTGTCGGCCGGCATGGCTACTTCCTGTTGACCAGCGCCTGGCCCAGTTCGTCCAGCTTGGCGTCGATGGCGTCGCTGATCTCCTGGGCCTTGGCCTGCACGTCGGCAGCCATCTGGTCCCAGGCCGGCTGGATCACGGCCTTGATCTCTTCGACCTTGGCCTGGATCTCGGTGACCAGCCCGCTGAGGCGGCTGTTGTCGGTCCCTGATGTGTCAGTCACTTCTTCTTCTCCTTGCTGGTGGTCGAGCGCTCTCGCTTGCTGCCCTTGGCGTTCTCCTGCTCCTTCTTGCCCTTGCCGAAGGCCGGAGCCTGCTTGCCGCCGAACGCCTTGTCGTGGTCCTTGCTCGCTGGCTTGCTCGTCGTCACGTCCAGTCCCCCTGTGTCTGACGGTTGGTGATGCCCCACTGGGCTCGCTGCAGGTTGTTGGCCGTCATCGCCACCGGGCGCACGTCCCCGACGATGCCGCTCGTCTTGACCTGTTGTGATACAGGCTTGATGGTGGCCTTCTTCGCCACCCGCTTGGAGAGGGCGGTACGGGACGGTCCGGTGGGCATCAGAAGCCGAAGCCCATCTGCTCGGGACCCTTGGCCTTCTTGATCTTGGTCCGCTTGCCCTGCTCCTCGATGTTCTTGCCGGCCTGCCGGCGGGCCTCGATCCAGCCGCCGGCCTGGATGCCGATCGAGGGGATGATCTCGCCCGACTCCCGGCTCAGACGGCCAGCGGCCATCTGCGTGGCCCGGTTCTGCCAGGCGTGCATCAGCGCCGAGGGCTCGGCGCCCGACATGCCGGGCACGGCCCGCAGGTACTTCTGGTTGGCAGCGCCGCCCTCACCGACCGTGAACTTGGCCGGACTCTGCTTGGCGGCACGACCCTGCCGGCCGGGGACATCCACCTGCTCCAATCGCTGACGAGTG